AAGAAGAGTTAGAACCTACAATTTGGGCATATATTAGTGGTGTAAAGGAAGAAAATATTCGTGACTATAATTTAACATTAGATGAAGTTGAAGTAGTTAAAGAAGCTATTACTGATTTATCTGAGACGAAAAACTTCTATATTGAATATGTACCTAAGTTTGATCCATCAACTATTAATGCAATTATAAAAAAGTATGCTGTAACAAAAGATGTTGATTATGTATTCTTTGACTATATCCATTTGAACTTTGAAATTATGATGGAGATTGCTAATAAAACTAGAGGAATGACAACTCGTGAAGATATGATGTTAAGTATCTTTGCAGCAGGTTTAGTTGAGATGTCTAAAGAATATGGCTTCCATTTATCAACAAGTACACAGTTAAATGGTGAAGCAGCAAACGTTAAGAAGCTAGACCAAAACGTGTTACGTGGAGCAAAATCTATGGCTGATAAATTCACAAAAGCATGTATTATGACGAGACCAACATCGGAAGATGAGAAGATTATAGAGAAACTAATGGGTCAGATTAAAGGTGTTCATAAGAAACAACCTAATATGATATGGCACATTTATAAGAATCGTCACAGTAAGTTCAAAGGTAAGCTATATTTATATGTTGACTTTGACACAATGCGTATGGAAGATTTATTCATGACAGATGATAATGATAGATTGTTAGATGTTCCAGAGAGAACTTTAGTAGTAGAAACAAAAGAAACAACAGAACATTTAGAAGAACTTCCGTATTAGGAGGTTGGATGAATGTTTGATAAGGATAAATTTAAAGAGAGTTTAACAGAACAAGACATAATTAAAGTATTAAACCATTATCAAGCTGATTGGTACTATGGCAGACAACAGGAGCTAATAACTCAGACGGTCTGTCATAACCGTTCAGATGGATCACATAAACTATATTACTATCCAGATACACATACATTTCATTGTTACACAGGGTGTGGCAGTTTTGACATATTCGATTTAGTAATGAAGATTAATAAGACAAGAGGAGTAGTGTTAAACTTCTCTCAGTCTATTAATGAAGTTGCTAAGATATTAGGTATTAGCTTACACTTTGGAAATCGAAAAAAGGGATTAATCAGAGAAACAAAAACCATTAAAGATTGGGATTGGCTTAATAAAGTTCAACCTAAAGATCCTTTGAAAGCTGAGCTGAAGCATCATGATGATACTATACTTAAATACTTCAACGACATATATCCGTCTGGGTGGTATGACGAAGGAATAAGTATAGAGAGCATGGAAAAATATGAGATTAAATTCTACCCCGAGATGTATCAGACAATAATCCCTCACAGAGACCAAGATGGAAACTTAGTAGGAATTAGAAGTCGAAATTGGAGAAAAGAGTATGTTGAGAAAGCAAAGTATATTCCAACTTATATTGGAGAACAAGGATATAATCATCCACTTGGCTATGCTTTATATGGTTTGTATCAGAACAAAGAAGCAATTAAACGTAAGAAGAAAGCAATGATTGTAGAAGGGGAAAAATCATGTTTGTTCGCTGATACAATGTATCAGAATGATAATTTTGTAGTTGCTATATGTGGATCAAGCATGTCGAAGTACCAAAGTGAATTACTATTGAATCTAGGAATAGAAGAAGTAATAATCGCAATGGATAAAGAATATGAAGATATACGTGATTATGAAGGAAATTACACTAAAGATTACAAAGAGTATATGATAAAGATAAATAAGATGGCAAAGATGTTTGCACCTTACTGTCGAGTTTATCACTTAACAGACACTCATGGACTTCTACAACTTAAACAAAGTCCATTAGACATAGATAAAGACAAATTAGAATTACTGATGGAACAAGATAAACATACAATAACACTAAAAGACTTAGAGAGTAGGGATTAGATGGAAGTAAAACTCAAGAGCGAGTACAATTCTTCTGCTAATCCTCTTCATTTTGTATTAAGAAACAGAGGAATAAGTGAAGAGGATTTTGATAAGATAGTAAATCCAACGAAGGAATTGATGCCTGATTGGACTAAATTAGATAATATATATGAAGGTATGGAGTTATTAAAGAAGCATGTGGATAAGGGTAGTAAGATTGCTATTCAAGTGGATTAGCTCTGTCTGAGTCCACTATAAATGCCTTAAACTGCGGGAAGTTCCTTAGAGCCTTTATAACCAAGCTTATATAGGAATATATAAGTGGCTAGAGTAATGAAGCTAGGTACGGTAATATCATAAAGGATTGGATAACCACGCATCGAAGCATCCAGAACGGATGA